AAATGTATTGTTTCAAGCACAAGCAAACGGCGCGGTAACTCAAACGGATCTAGGTCACAACTGTGATTTTCCAGCCGCACAGCACGTTACAACTTCTGTAAACACTACTACTGGTAAGTCAACTATGCAGGTTAACGCTACTACTGCTACTGCCACTAAGTCGTTTAAGGTTGTTGGATTCGTAACTAAAACTGGGTCAGAAATCGGCGATGCTTATACCGACGTTCTGGTTAAAATTAACCTTCCGTACCATCAGTATGGTACTGGCATTGTGTCTAACTAAGGAGCTGACTAATGGCTATTTCAAGAGCGCAACTATTAAAAGAGTTACTCCCCGGATTAAACGCATTGTTCGGTTTAGAGTACGCAAAGTATGGCGAAGAGCATAAAGAGATTTTTGAAAACGAAACCTCTGACCGTTCTTTTGAAGAAGAAACTAAGTTGTCCGGCTTCGGTTCGGCTCCAACTAAGTCAGAAGGCTCCGCTATTGAGTATGATAATGCTCAAGAAGCCTTCACCGCACGCTACACGCACGAAACTGTTGCTATGGGTTTTGCAATCACTGAAGAAGCGATTGAAGACAACTTGTATGACTCTTTGTCATCTCGTTACACCAAAGCACTAGCTCGCGCTATGGCATACACCAAGCAAGTAAAAGCTGCTACCATCTTGAACAACGCGTTCGCTGCTGGTACTACTTACGGTGATGGAGTTTCTCTATGTAACACTTCTCACCCACTTGTTTCTGGTGGTGTTAACTCTAATACTCCAGCAGTTGCTTCGGATCTTAACGAGACTTCTTTAGAAGCCGCTATTATCCAGATCGGCGGATGGACTGACGAGCGTGGCCTAAAGATTGCAGCACAGCCTAAGAAACTCATCATCCCAACAAACTTGCAATTCGTTGCAACTCGTTTGCTTGAGACTGAGGGACGTGTGTCTACTGCTGATAACGATCTAAACGCCATTCGTAGCAATGGTTCAATTCCCGGCGGATATGCAGTCAATCATTACCTGACTGACACTGATGCTTGGTTCCTTATGACTGACGTTCCTAACGGTCTAAAGCACTTTACCCGTTCACCAATGGCTACATCTATGGATGCAGACTTTGACACTGGTAACAGCCGCTATAAAGCCCGTGAGCGTTATTCGTTCGGTGTATCTGATCCATTGGGTATCTTTGGTTCAGCAGGCGCGTAACAAGTAGTAACGTGTTTGACTAAGGGAGCTTCGGCTCCCTTTTTTATGTTTGACATAAAGTACTGTATAGTGATATGTTCTCCTATATCGGGAAACAATCCGGTGAATCTGACAGACCCGACTGACGACATGTAGACAGATTTGCCTTAACTCACATGTGAGAACTCTATAATGGCTAATACAACTTTTAACGGCCCAGTCCGTTCGCAAAATGGCTTTGAAGATATTTCAGTAGCTTCAGGCACTGGAACAGAAACTACTAACTCTACTTATGGCAACAACGCTTCTATTGGTGGCACTCTCGCCGTAACTGGCGCTGTTAAAGCTAAACGCTCTGTAGTAAAAACTTGGGAAGCCACAACAGCAGTCTCTGATACCTTATCTATCGCTGATTCCGGTGCTGTTGTACTTATTCACGGTACTTTAGATAATGTTATTACTTTACCTGCTTCAGCTACTGCAACAGAAGGCGCGTATTTTGACTTCTTAGTAACTACCGCTGTAGGTTCTGGTAAAACAACGACTATTGCTATCCCTGCTTCAACAGGCAGTACTTTCTTGGCCCAAACGCAACTAGCGGCAGGCAATGCGGCTAACCCTGTTATCACAAACGCAGGGGACACCTTTACCTTTGTAGCGGGTTCGGGAATAGGCTCTAGATGCCGTATTACTTGTATTACTGCGGTAACGGGCGGCAAGCAGGTATGGATGGCAAGTTCTGTAGGAACGCCTATCTCTACAGTAGGGTAATTAGCTAAAGGAGCAATTTATGTCTGATGTTAAAGCGACATTTGTCTCTGCGGCAGTGGCAAGTGCCACGGCGATATCGACCGCGGCACAGGTAGCAAATAATGCCGCCCTTACTTTGACTGCTAGTCCGTATGTTACGGATGCGGCACGAAAAATTACCATTACTTCGGGTGGCAATGATTCCGGCATTTCTTTTGACATTGTTGGATTAGATGAAACGGGTGCCGCGGCTTCTGAACGAGTTACGGGAGGAAATGCCGGTGCTGTAACCAGCACCGAGTACTATACTTCCGTTACCTCTATTACAGCAGTTGGTGATCCGGCAGGTACGGTGAGTGCGGGTACTTCAAATAGCGTAGGAGCCCCGATGTTTGAGGGCCGTATGCGTTTAAGAGGTATGTACGCAGTCAATACTGCTACGGGCGGAACCATCAGCTTTAGAGAAGGTACCGTAGGCGGAACAATAAACATGCAGTTTAATACAGTTGGAAACGCAGACTCCGCCGAATACCCGGACATACCGGATAACGGCATGTTGTTTGTTGGGGGAGGGTACATAACGTATTCTGCCGCTAATATGGCTTCCATAACCGTTTTCTTTGCGTAAAAAGGTCTTTATATGGCTACTACAAAAGATGTTGAAAGACTTCCCAGTGGCCGTATAAAGTACCGTGGGGAGACTTTTCCGGGTTTTAATAAACCAAAAAAGACCCCTAAAAAATCTAAAAAAAGCGCCGTTTTAGCTAAAAAAGGCTCTGAAATCAAACTAGTTCGGTTTGGTGACCCCAACATGTCCATTAAAAAAGACCAGCCTGCCCGGAGAAGCAATTTTCGGGCTAGGCATAAGTGCGACACCGCAAAAGATAAGTTTTCAGCGCGTTACTGGAGTTGTAAAGCATGGTAAGCGCAGTTAACTTAGGCGCAGGATCGCCCAAATCAAACAAATGTGCCGTTATCCGCATGAAAAAAGGCGGATCGGTAAAAAAGAAGTCTGGCGGAAAGATTTGCCCAGAGGGTAAAGCTTGGGCAAAGCGTACTTTTGACACGTATCCCTCGGCCTACGCTAATTTAGCGGCTTCTAAATACTGTAAAGACCCTAATTACGCCAAGAAATCTAAAGGCGGTAAAAGAAAAGGACGTTAACATGCCTCATTCTACAAAAGATTTAGATAAAGTTATTGCTGGTTTAAAAAAAGCGTCTAAGCTTCATGCAAACCAAGCAAAAGTTTTGGAAAAAATAAAAAAAGACCATAGCAAAGGCTATGAGAAAAAGAAACCTAAAAAGAAGTGAGAACATCTTGTGGGTGATTTAAAGAAGTGGGTTGACCAAGACTGGGTTAGGATAGGGTCTGATGGTAACATTAAAGGGTCTTGCGGGACTTCTAAAGACACTAAAAACCCAGATAGGTGCTTGCCCCGTAGTAAAGCGCAGTCTTTGTCAAAATCAGAGCGAGCGGCAACTGCGCGGAAAAAGAAGGCTTCTAAGAAAAAAGTTGTGAAAAACACTAAAGCGGCAGAAGTGCAGAAAATGAGTAAAGGCGGTGTGATTGCAAGAGGTTGTGGTGCGGTCATGTCTAATCGTAGAAAAAGAACCCAAGGTTCTGTTGTAAAACTTTAACGAGGTATAGCTATGCGTGGATCAACTAAGTACATGAAGAGCGGCGGTGCTGCTAAGAATAAAACAGCTAAGTACATGAAGAGCGGCGGTGCTGTTGCATCTAAAGCTAAAAAGAAAGAGTCAGGTATGACTGTTGCACAAGCGCGGTCGTTCTTGAAAGATAAAGGTTACAAAGTTGTAAAGACGTAGTGTCTTACCTAATTAGTAACATTCCGCACTTTAAGTGCTGGGTTAGGAAAGAATACACTTGTAACCATTTGCGTTATCAAGGCGAGTATTTACATGCACTTGCTATTGCCGTAAATACTATTCCAGACCGATCTTTAAGCTTTCAAGTTGTTTTTACAGGGTGTGAGAACGATGACGAAGAAATAGATGACGTTCATGGGGGTGCAATGTGGGCTAGGATGCCCCTACAGGCGTTGGTTGCCGATATTGTAATGCCAGAATGGCCTGAAGAAATGGCCGATCATTTGGCGCAACCGTGGGATTGCGAGTCCCGGGATCATTCTGTGATTACTATGGACCGCGTTAGTAGCAGTCCTTGGGTAGCTAAGATAGACCACGAGTTTTACTCTGCTCGCTACATGTTTACTGTGGATTATACCGATCACCACATAGCGGATGATCCCGCACAGCATAAACAGAGTCATGTGATGTATATTACAGAACCCGGTCCTTGGTATGGTAATATAGTGGCATTACCAAACAACCGAGTTCGGGCAACTAGCCCAGCTTTGTGGAAGACAGGGCAGGGCGCACCGGATTTTTGCCCAAATCAGCGTGTTCATTCGGCTGAAGGGCATGAAAGTTATACAGACCCGTCTATTGTTTTTGATAATTTATATTCAGACAGTGACGGAGAATAACGAGGATAATTAAACATGGCAACCTCTAACAGCACTAATTTTGAGCTAGACGTTACCGAATATATTGAAGAAGCGTTTGAGCGTTGCGGCTTAGAGGTTCGTACAGGTTATGATCTTAAAACAGCAAAACGATCTTTAAACATTATGTTAGCCGAGTGGGCCAACCGAGGTTTAAATGCGTGGACTATTGAAGAAATTACCATTCCTCTGGCAACAGGGGTAGGTGTATATCCTGCGGGCACGTTAACTATTTCAGTAGCGTCTTCCACTGGATATACCGTTGCCGAAACAATTACTGGCGGAACTAGCGGAGCAACAGCTACCGTAACAAGCGTTCCGTCGGCCACAAGTCTAGCCATTACAATACCAGAAGGTACTTTCAGTCTTAGTGAAACACTTACAGGCGGAACTAGCAGTACAGCGTCAACTGTATCGGCAGTCGTAGACTTTTCCAACGTAAACTCTACTATTGATTTGTTGTCTGTGGTGGTCACTCGATCTGCAACTGACTTTAGTGTTGCTCGTTTAAGCAGAGATGGCTTTTTTAGTATCCCCAATAAGGCTACCACTGGAAGAGCTAACCAATATTTTATTGATCGGTTAGTAACACCTACTTTAAAAATTTGGCCGGTACCCGAAAATAACACCGATGTCATAAAATTTACTCGTTTAACTCGAATACAAGATGCCAACACTCCTACAAACACCTTAGAAATACCTTTCCGTTTCTACCCTTGTTTAGCGGCAGGTCTGGCTTACTACCTTTCGGTAAAAAGAGCGCCGAATAAGGTACAGTTGCTAAAGACTATTTATGAAGAAGAGTTTGATCGCGCCATGATGGAAGACCGTGATCGCGCTTCTTTTAACATTACCCCAAGCTACATGTACTTTAGGTCTTAAAAATGGCTAAGTATGCTTCAGGTAAAAACGCTTACGCTATCTCAGATCGATCTGGAATGCGGTATCGCTATAAAGATATGCGTAAAGAGTGGAACGGCTCTTTAGTTGGTAAGGATGAGTTTGAGGCTAAACAGCCTCAACTAGGGCCTTTTAAGAAAGCCGTTGATCCGGAAGCTTTGCAGAACGCTAGACCAGAAACAAACTTAGAGTCCCAGCGTAATATACAATACGGTTTTGACCCAGTTGGCTTTAGGGGAAATGAAAATTTAACACCAAATCCGTTGAGAGCAACGGGCGGTGTAGGACAGGTTAAGGTAACGGTATGAGCTTTACATACGCACAGCTAAAGACGGCGCTACAAGACTACACAGAAAACGATGAGACAAGCTTTGTCTCTAATCTTCCACTTTTTATACGTCAAGCCGAAGAGCGCATTTTAAAGAATGTCCAGTTATCATTGTTTAGAAAAAATGCTCAAGCGGCTTTAACTCAAGGTAACCCGTACATTAACTTACCGGAGGACTTTTTAGCGCCATTTTCTTTTACCGTACAGCCTCCACTAGCGGACGGTTCTTTTTCAGACACTACTGAAAAAACTTTTTTGGACTACCGTGACGTAGATTTTGTTCAAGCTTATAACCCTACTCTTACGGTCACCGGTGCGCCTAAGTGTTATGCGATGTTTGACGTTGTTAACTTTATTGTTGGTCCCACTCCTGACACGAATTATTTTGTGGAACTTCATTACTTCTATAGACCGGATAGTTTGACTGCGGGCGCGGATTCGGGAACCACTTGGCTGAGTATAAATGCAGAGGTAGCCTTACTATATGGAAGTTTAGTAGAATGCTATACTTATATGAAGGGTGAAGCAGATATGGTGCAAGAATACCAGAAAAGATTTACCGAGGCGTTAACTTCCTTAAAGATGTTTGGTGAAGCTAAAGAAGTTACAGACGAGTACCGAACTGGAATGGTTATAAGGGCGAAGCAATGATTACAAACCCCGTAGTTATGAGCGAAGACTTTGGGATTACGGTCCAAACGTCGTCTAACCGAGGGTTTACCCCGGAAGAAATTGCCGAAAGATGTGTAAATCACATTATAAATATCTCAGATGACGCTCCACCGGCTATTAAAGGGCAGGCTTTAGCATTTAGAGATCAAGTAAAGGCAGTGGTCACTTTTTATTTGCGAGAAGCGGTTAAAAGCGACAGAACAACCGTTTTTAACGAACTAAACAACGCGGGACAACCGCAACTTGCTGAATTAATCAGGAGATTATAATGGCTTTTAACGGAAACTTTATGTGTACAAGCTTTAAAACACAGCTTTTAACGGGTACTCATAACTTTACTAACACTAGCGGAAATGTTTTTAAACTGGCTTTGTACACAAACAGCGCCACTTTGAACGCTTCCACAACGGCTTATGCCACTTCAAACGAAGTCGCTAACGGCAATGGATACACCACGGGCGGAGCGACGCTAACTAGCGTAACTCCTACCAGTTCAGGAACCACCGCTTTCTGTGATTTTTCGGACGTTACGTTTTCTAGTAGCACGATTACGGCTAGAGGGGCTTTGATTTATAATGATACGCAAGGCGATAAGTCCGTTCTTGTGTTAGATTTTGGATCCGATAAATCGTCATCTTCTGGAGACTTTGTGATCGTGATGCCAGCGGCTGACGCTAGTAACGCTATCATACGAATTGCATAATGACAGACGCGGTAACAGCTTTTGCCGGATGGAACTCCTCTACTCAAGGGTGGGGAGAGTCCACGTGGGGTAACAGTGTAATAGACACTGCTTTTAGTGCTACTTCGGCTTTAAGTGGCGTTACAGTTATTTTTGAGATACAGGCCGCGCCGGTAGGACAAGTTGCTGTGGCACGGGTAACCGGTGTAACCGTAGAGGCGGGAACAGGCGTATCATTTGCAGTTACAGGACTTGGTGCTACCGCCCAAGTAGGCGCTGTATTGGTATGGGGGCGTATTGCTCCCGCCGAAACAGCAACTTGGACAGAAATGGTAGTAAATTAAATAATTTTAGTTAAATCAGCTTGAGGGTAATTTAAAATGGCTAGTACATATACAACTTTCTTAGGGCTTGAAAAGCCCGGTACGGGGGAACAATCCGGTACTTGGGGGGACACTACAAACACCAATATGGACATGCTAGATCAAGCGGTTGACGGGATTATTTCGGTTACATTGTCTGCCACAGGTTCAACAGGTTCCCCAAACTCTTTACCTATTACAGACGGCGCTGTTTCTAACGGGCGTAACAAATACATTGAGTTTGTTGATGGCGGAGATATTGGCGCTACGGTCTACGTTGCTTTAACGCCAAACGATGCTGAAAAGGTGGTGTACTTCCGTAACAGCCTTTCCGGCTCACGCTCTATTCTTATTTTTCAAGGCACATATAACACCAGCAATGATTTTGAATTGTTGGCTGGAAAAGATTATGTCCTTAAATTTAATGGCGGCGGTTCAGGTGCCACCGTTACTGACGTAAATGCTAACTTAGCGGTTACTGCGCTTACTGCGACAACTTTAAACGGTACAACCGTTACGGCCTCTGGAGTAATTACAGGATCAACTGTCGAAGCTACCGGAGACACTGCCGCTGGCGATAACGCGGCAATGGGTTTTACCGCCGCAGAAGGTCTTATTCTAACCGGACAAGGCTCTACGAATGATGTAACCATCAAGAATGACGCAGACGCAGATGTAATTGAGATTCCTACGGGAACAACTACTGTAAATTTTGCAGGTGCTGTGGATGTTGTTGGAGACTTAACTGCGGCTACGTTTACTCCGGACGGAGATACTGCGGCAGGTGATTCCGCCGCGATAGGCTTTACCGCAGCAGAAGGTCTTATCCTAACCGGCCAAGGCTCTACGAATGACGTAACTATTAAGAACGATGCTGACGCAGATGTTCTTGAGATTCCAACCGGTACGGTAAACGTAACAGTTGCGGGAGACTTAGTCGCCGCGGGTACTTTAAAAGCAACGGGTGACACCGCCGCTGGAGACGGTGCCGCGCTAGGATTTACCGCCGCAGAAGGATTGATCCTTACAGGTCAGGGCTCTACCAACGATGTCACTATTAAGAACGATGCGGATGCCGCTGTTTTACAGATTCCAACCGGTACGGTAAACACAACTCTTGCAGGTACTTTGGGTGTAGCGGGAGGTTCCACCAACGGTGTGGTCCTATCTCAGGGAGATATAGCCCTAAAGAATGGTGGAACTAGGTCAACAGTTAAGTTTTATTGCGAGTCAAACAACGCGCATTATGCTCAACTTCAAGCACCGGCACACTCTGCGTTCTCAGGCAATGTAACCCTTACCCTCCCAGCATCTACGGATACTCTGGCGGGTATTGCGGCAACACAGACGCTGACTAATAAGACTCTTACAACTCCCGTTTTAAACTCCCCAGACATCACTGGCGGTACTGCGGCGGGCGACGATGCGGCTCTTGGTTACACTTCTGCGCTAGGTCTGGTGTTGACTGGGCAGGGATCATCAAACGACGTAACAATAAAGAACGATGCCGATGCGGCTGTTCTTACCGTACCAACCGGAACCACCAACGTAGCAGTAGTAGGCGACTTAGCAGTCGGCGGGTCAATCACTGACTCAGGCGCGGCAGTTAAAGTTGCGGGTCTTGAGACTATCTATGTCCCAGCGGCGGGTATGTACCCAGAGACAACAAACGGTGCTTCAGACTTGACTCAAGTAGAGCTATCAAACGGCCCGGAGCTTAAATGCCTCGACTTTGCGGCGGCGGCAGATGACTTCGCTCAGTTTCAGGTTATATTTCCTAAAAGTTGGAACGAAGGCACGGTTACCTTCCAAGCGTTCTTTACTGTCACTGGAACCAACACAGGTACAGTAGCGTGGGGATTAGCAGGTAGAAGTTTTGCGGATAGTGCAGACCTAAACACGGCCTTTGGAACTCAGGTAGTGGCAACAGCTAAAGCTCACTCTGGAACGTCTAACGACATAGATGTAGCGGCAGTAAGCGGAAATGTAACCATTGCTGGAGCGGCGGCTGATACTCTGACCATCTTTCAGATTGCTAGAGATGTTTCGGCAGACAACCAATCGGGCGCTGCGCGTTTGTTAGGCATTAAGCTGTTCTTTACCACTGACGCGAAGAATGACGCATAAGGAGTAACTGATGACAGGTTTTGGTTATAACGTAAACGGCTTTGGTTCTTTCCCCTCTAGGGGAGCGACTTTAGAGGTCGATATAATGGCGGCAGGTGCCGGTGGCGGTGGCGGGTTCAATGTCGGCGGTGGTGGTGGTGGTGGTGCCGTTACTTCGTTTGATGGCGAAATAGTTAAGTATGACAATAATTACACTGTAACCATTGGAGCGGGTGGAGCGGGTACTACCTACGGCGCGGGGGGTGGAGTTAATGGTGGTACTGGTAACGATGCAAGTATTGCCGGCTCTGGTATAGGAACGTTATACGGTCGCGGTGGTCAGGGTGGCCGATATCAAGACTCGTCTGGAGGCGGTGGTTACGTTGCTGGTGGAGCAGGAGGAAATATTCTAAGTGGAGCGGTATATTCTGGAGGAACAGGCTCTCTCGGCGGCGATGGCGGCGATTCAGGTGGTCAGGGTGCATCAGTATATATTGGCACGGGTGGCGGTGGTGGTGGTGCCACTGGCGATGGTTCCAACGGCTCCGCTACTTCGGGCGGCGATGGCGGCGAAGGGACAAACTGGAAAAGCTTAAACTTTGGAACGTACAATAAATTCGGTCACGGAGGTGGAGGGGCGCAAGGTACTTTTGTAGGTAATAATAATATAACCACCACACCCACTTCGGGTGTTGCAAGCGATAAGGGGTCAGGCGGAGTAAATAAAGACGGAAGTAATCTTGCTTTCGGAATTGCCGGCCCTGCCGGCGGACATGGTGGAGGCGGTGGCACAAACGATAACAATGCTACTGCGGCACACCGAGAGGGGGCGGCGGGAGGTGCGGGAGCGGTAATTATACGCTACGTTACAAGTGAGCTAGATGGTTCAGCTAGTGGTGGAACTGTATCTACGGCTGGTGGGTACACATACCACTACTTTACTTCTTCTGGCACTTTTGCCTTGTCATCTTAAATTGGAGGCCACATGGCCCATTTTGCTAAAATAATAGACGGTCTTGTCGTTCAGGTCATTGTTGCAGAACAAGACTTTATTGATACTCTGGGCGCGGATTGGGTTCAAACATCTTATAACACTCGCGGCGGTATTCATTATGGGCAGGATGGAGAGCCTGATGGTGGCACAGCACTGCGGAAGAATTTTGCGGGTGTTGGGCATAATTATGATGCAACGAGAGACGCTTTTTACCCGCAATCGCTTTACGCAAGCTGGACACTAAACGACAGCACCTGCATTTGGGAGGCTCCAACAGCCTGTCCAGATGCCGGCAACCAATACAACTGGGATGAAGACACAACTTCATGGGTTGAGATAACATAATGGAAATTAAACTATCGAATTTATTAGGTCTACTGCCTGTCGTGGTGGTGGCTACTGGTGCTATCTTCTCCTACGCCAGCTTAGATGCTATGGCATCAGAGAACGCTGAAGACATTGAAGATGTTAGCGAGCAGGTCGAGAAGATTGAAGAAGAGGTGGATGAGCTTCAGCAACAGATGACCCGCAGTGAGATACAGCTAGACAACGCTGTTGAGGACTTGTCAGAAGTACGCTTAGACACCAAGGCCATCCTCAACTTGCTTCAACGTCAGCCTACTAACTAACGTAATTTATTAAGTTTGCTGCCTGTTGTAAACGAACCCCTATTGAGTAAATGATATGCCGCTTACGAAGTTACAGTTTAGACCCGGTGTTAACCGCGAAACCACTTCGTATACAAACGAAGGGGGTTGGTTCGACTGTGACAAAATTAGGTTTCGCTCTGGAACACCTGAGAAAATAGGTGGGTGGCAAAAAAAGGGTACTAAAAGCTACTTAGGGTCCGCCCGTACTTTACACCCTTTTATCGCTTTAGATGGTTCACGTTACATAGGCGTTGGAACGCATCTTAAATACTATATTGAAGAAGGTGGCGGTTACACTGATATAACCCCGCTTCGGTTAACTACTGCCGTGGGCGACGTTACGTTTGCCAAAGTACAGAACGGTTCTCCTTTGATAACCGTTACAGAAACTAACCACGGTGCGGTTGAAAATGATTTTGTTACATTTGATGGTGCCGCAGATTTGGGTAGTGGAGGAAATATAACCGCCGCGATTTTAAATCAAGAATATCAAATAGTCACCGTTGTAAACTCCAATTCTTATACCATCTCGGCTAGAACCGTTTCTACTATTGATTCGGTTACGGTTAACGGAGCTATCGTGGCGACTGCGGTAAATGCTGCGTCACAAGACTCCGGAAACGGCGGGGGCAGTTCCCGCGCTAAATATCAAGTAAACACGGGTCTAGATACCACTGTAATTGGTACTGGTTGGGGCGCAGGTACATGGGGCCGCGGCACGTGGAACTCGGGCTCATCTTCCTTAGCTGCTGGAGCGGAACTAAGAATTTGGTCACACGACAACTTTGGCGAAGATTTATTAATTAATGCCCGGGATGCCGGGATATTCTACTGGGATAAGTCAGCAGGGCCCGCGGACCGCGCAGTTGCATTAAGCGCCCTGTCCACCGACGCGACAACACCTACTATTGGTAAGCAAGTTCTGGTTTCTGACCGTGACAAGCACGTAGTAGTATTTGGTTGCGATGCTCAAGACGACATTGGAACTCAAGACCCTTTGCTAGTTAGGTTCTCCGCACAAGGCGACCCGTTTACTTGGGAGTCTCAGGTTACAAATACAGCCGGTGACTTACGCATTGGTTCGGGGTCTGAAATTGTAACCGCAGTCGAAACCCGCCAACAGATACTAATTATTACGGATACTTCCCTACACGCCATGCAGTTTGTGGGGCCTCCGTTTACTTTTGGTATCTCGCAACTAGCCGATAACATTACGATTATGTCGCCTTTGTCCGCAGTAGCGGTTGATGACAACGTGTTTTGGATGGGTTTAGAAGAGTTTTACGTCTTTACAGGACAAGTTCAAAAACTGCCTTGTACTGTAAAAAGCTTTGTTTTCAACGATATAAACCTTTCTCAAAGGTCTAAGGTAGTAGCGGGTGTTAACTCTAGCTTCTCCGAAATCTGGTGGTTTTACCCGTCTGCAAGCAGTTCTGACAATGATCGCTACGTGGTGTACAACTACGCCGAGCAAGTTTGGTACTACGGTGCTTTAGCGCGAAGTGCTTGGCTAGACCGTGGGGTTAACGACGATCCTATCTCTGCGGGTGAAAACGGGTACTTATATTTACAAGAGATTGGCTACGACGACGGCAGTACAAGCCCCGCTTCCGCAATAACGGCGTATATTGAGAGCAGTCAGGTATCTATTGGAGACGGTGACCGCTTTGTATTTATGCGAAGAGTACTTCCTGATTTAACTTTTGACGGCTCTACTAACGATTCCCCCAGTGCAAACTTTATCTTTCAGGCACGTAACTTTCCGGGTGGCAATTACTTGCAGAGCAACACAAATGCAGTAACCAGAACCGCTACGGCACCTGTTGAGCAGTTCACGGAGCAAGTGCATCTACGGTTAAGAGGGCGGTCCTTTGCTTTGAAGGTTCAGTCCACTACTACAGGCACTAGCTGGAGGTTAGGCACTCCCCGGGTAGATATCCGCCAAGATGGGCGGCAATAATGTCTCGCGGACTAGTCCCACCTCAGTTTCCTAATGCCCCGGAAACGTATAATCGTCGGTTTATGTCGGAAGTTGTACGGTCTTTCTCGGTATTTTTGCAACAAATAAACAATCCGGGTATTTGGCGAGCAACTACTCTGGTTTTGACGGAACTACAAGATGACGACAGTGGCTTGGAAACAGGTGGAGTTTTTAACCATGGCGGCTTTTTAAAGATTACTCAAGTTAATACACCACATGCACGGGGCTCGGTTGGCACCAGTGCGGTGGGTTCTGTGACAGTTACCACGGGATAGACGATAACCAATAAACTCAGTACAATGATGTAGGCGTTAGCGCATATCATTGCCAAGTGGAGCGGGATAATGACACAACAAGCAGAACAACTAGACGTAGAACAGGTACCGTTAGGAGGCATTGGTGATTTCATCATGTCTGACGAGGACTTTTCTACTCTTGAAAGGCAAAATACGCGCCAAGAATTTGGTGATCAAGGCCTAGCTAACTTTGAAAATATTGCTAACAAGATGGCCGCATACGGTCGTTTTGGTGATGATAAAGTAGTTCACGTTGAGACGGGTGAGCTTGTTGTTCCCCGCCGCTTAATTGAGCAAAGTCCCGAACTAAAAGAATCTATTTTCCAGCACCTGCGTGAAGCGGGTATTGAAGACCCCGAAAGATATGTTGTAGGTAACTCTGAGAACAGCTTTAACCCTGAAACAGGCTTGAGAGAGTTTGGTTTCTTTTCCAAGGTATGGAAGGGAATTAAGAAGGCCGTTAAGAAAGTTGGTAAAGTACTGAAGAAAGTTGCACCAATTGTTTTGGGCATAGTTCTTACTCCAATAGTCGGTCCTGTCGCCGCCGGTGCGATATCGGGAGGTATATCGTCGTTAATTAACGGCGGAAATCTTGGAGATGCTCTTAAAGCTGCGGCAATTGGCGGAGCGTTTGGCGCAGTATCATCCGGGGTATCTTCTAAAATGTCGGGCGGTACGTTTGGTGAAGGTGTTAGAGCAGGATTTAAAGCGCCGACTACGTCATACGTTTCGGCTGGAACCGGTCCAGCACCTATTAGTGACAGCATTGGTACGATGAATACCGATGCGGCAAGCCTTGTAGGGGATGCCGCGGCTGTGGGTGGCGTAGATGCGGCAACTTCAGCAGGCCTTAGTTTTGATCCTGCGGCAAAGAATTTTGCTACCGGCCTTAATCCTGCGGCGAACGCCGCAAGTCTTGATCTTGGGTCAACTGCTTTAGCAAACGGCGGATTTGGCATCCCTACCGCCGCTAATCCTGCGTTGAACGCCGGATCGTCCCTTTTTAAAGATTTTAATACCGGGAGTCTTGACGTACAAGCGGCTATGGGAAATGCTTATGCAGCACCACTTCCAACAGATGCTGTAATACAAAATGCTATGGGAGATGCTTACGTCAAGCCCGAAGTAGCGGCAGGTGGTGTAGATGCGGCAACTTCAGCAGGAACTATTGCAGACGCGACCCGCGGCTCGGCAAACACGTTCTTAGGCAACCTTGGCGAAGCCGGAAAAGACTTAATTTCTGGTGAGTTTGGTGGGTTTGGTACTAATCTAAAAGAAGCTTTCTTACCTAACTTCCAAGTAAATGCGGCTATAAAAGCGTCCGGAGGTCCTGAAACTTGGTCTACTCTAACTGATGCCGCCAAACAACCTTTCTTGCAAGAAGCCGCCGCGGCGGGTACTAGCATGTTGACAAAAGTAGCGGGCTACGCGCCCCTAGCACTAGGTGCCGCAAGCGCAGGCGGTTTCTTTGAAGTCCCCGATCAAGAGCAAGTTGGCCTCGTAGAGAGAGATCAGTTTGGCAACATGATTACGGGGTCCGATCTTCTAGAACAAGACCCTTACAAGTATTCTTTGTTTGCTGGAACCGACCCTAGAGGCTATCTGGGTGGAACTACTACCGGTGCTAACTACAACCCTTACTACACAGAAGTACCTGCTGAAGAAGACCCTTTATACGGGGCTGACGGTGGCGGTGTTTTCCCTCGACGCATAGGCGGAATCATGCCGAGTGAGGGAATAGCTAACGAAGACAGTGTGAAAGCCATGCTTATGCCGGGTGAGTTTGTTATGACCACCGATGCTGTTAAAGGGCTTGGAAATGGAAATGCCGAACAAGGCATAAAAAACATGTACACCGTGATGCGTGATCTAGAGCGTCGCGGAGGAGCAATGGCTTAATGACTACTGAAACTACCGAACAGATTGTAAGAGAAGCCCCCGAAGTAGAGGCGTATAAACTCGCCCTACTTCGTGACGCACAAGCTCTTGCCTCCCAACCGGCAGGTTTACCACAGTTCGACGCTGATGGTAGACCCATCATGGAGTCGTACAATACGGGTCAGGTTGACGCTGATGGCAACGCCGTTATGGCTCAACGCCAGTCCTACGCACTACCCCGCCAGCAAGTTGCGGGCATGTCAGACATGCAATCGCAGGCCATACAACGTGCAAACGAGGGCGTTGGCGCTTTCCAACCGTACATACAGGGTGCTACAAATACTTTAGGGGCCGCTCAATCCTCTATGACCAATGCGTTGGCTAACGCACAACCGTATCAGACTCGTGCCGCCCAGTACATGGACACTGCGGGTCAAAGCGTAGCGGGTCAAGTTGGTGCCGCTCAAACCGGTATGAACCAAGCCCTTGCGTCAGGTATAGGCGACACGCGAGCCGCGCAACAGGGTCTGGGTCAGGCTAGTTTAGCGGCAGGTCAGTTAGCTCAAGGCGTACAGGCCGGTACAGGCCAAGTTGTAGGTCAGCTTGGCGCAGGACTTTCTGCGACAGACGCGGCAAGCCGTGCGGCGGCAGCACGAGCCGGAGGTCAGCTTGACCAAAGCTCGGGTATAGGCCGAAGGTTGGCTCAGTCTGGCGATGCTAGGTTGGCTCAAACGTCTGCGGCAGGTAGAGCGTATGCGGGACAGGCGGGACAAGGTTTAGGCCAAGCCACCGCAGGAATGCAACAAGCGGCTACGGGTTTAGCGCAAGACTTAGCCCCTAGTACCGCACTTTCAAGGTCTTATGCCGCACAAGGAGCAGGTCAGTTAGATGCCTCTACTTTAGGTGGTATATCAGCATATGGTGGGGCACTTAGCGGTGTGAATCAGGTGGCGCAAGCCGCACAGAATGTACAGGATCAGGCCAGAGCCGGAAGTTTAACTGCTTCACAGCGCGCTTTGACCGATTCCCAGCAAGCAATTACAGGTGCCCGCGGCATAACTAGTGCGGCGGCACAAGCTTTACAGGAAGCGGGTGCTTTAGGTACTCAGACTTCTCAGCAAGGCATCAGTCAATTAGCCGGTACTACAGGCGCTTTTGATCCGAGTCAGGTATCAGCTTTTTCAAATCAGTACGATGACGCTGTTATTGACCAAGCTTTGGCGGACATACGTCGTCAGGGCAACATCCAAAGACAGTCTGAGATGGCTCGCGCTGTTTCAGCAGGCGCTTTCGGCGGATCGCGAAGCGGTATCATGGAGTCAGAGTTAGCTCGAAATGTACTTGAGCAACAGGCTAAAACAGCGGCAGGTATGCGCCAACAGGGCTTTGAAAGCTCTGCACAGCGGGCACAGCAAGCCTTTGAATCACAGCAGGCTAGAGCGCAACAAGCGGCTCAACTTACGGGTTCTCTGGGTCAAGCCGGAGCAGGTACTGCACTACAGGCGGCTCAAGCGGGCGCTCAACTGGGTCTTTCCGCAGAACAACTTGCGGCTAGTACCGCGGCTCAACAAGGCCAGTTAGGCTTGTCGGCAGAAGAACTTGCAGCCAGTACTGGTATAAATGCTCAGAACCTACGTCAGTCTGGTGCTTTACAAGCTGGTCAGTTGGGTCTGTCAGCACAGGCACAAGCCGCACAGAACGCGGCTCAAGCGGCTCAATTGGGCATGACTGGGGAGCAATTTGCGGCTCAGAATGCGGCTCAGATATCTCAAGCTCAAATGAACGCCTCTGAAGCGGCGGCAAGAAATGCGGCCCAAGCGGCTCAATTGGGCATGACCGCGGAGCAATTTACCGCGCAAAACACTACGCAAGGCACTCAGTTCGCAATGTCGGCTGAACAGCAAGCCTCACAGAATGCGGCACAGGCGGCTCAACTAGGCATGAGCGCGGAGCAGTTTGCTTCGTCTAATGCACAGGCTATGGCACAGACAGGCATGAGCGCACAACAGCTTATGGCTACTACCGGCATGAATGCCGCGCAGTTGCAAGGACAGTTAGCCCAGCAGCAGGGTCAGCTAGGTCAAGGCATGTCTCAGTTAGGTTTGCAGGGCGCACAACAAGCCGGTCAGTTAGGTTTGCAGGGCGCGCAAATGCAGTCTGAGATTGGTCAGGGTATTGGAGCGTTGGGCGCGAATTATGCTCAATTAGGTCTGCAAGGTGGACAGGCTCTTGGTACACTAGGACTACAGCAAGCTAGTTTAGGTGAGCTACAACAGAATTTAGGTCAGAAACAGGATGCCTTCTTGTTCGATTTGGGCAAGCAGGATCAAGCGCAACGGCAGGCAGTTCTCGAAGCCGACCGTGCATCTGACTTGGCACAGATATATGAGCCCTACAATAGACTAGGTTTTGTATCTGATATTTATAAGGGTGCGCCATCTACACAGATGTCTGTATCCGGGTCTTCGGCACCTAACGTGTCTTCGGCTCAATCAATGCTTGGCCTTGGTGTTGCAGGATTATCTGCCGCCGCTGGAGCTAAAGGTTTATTTGGAGGTGGTGGGTGATGAATAGAAGTTTGATGGGTCGTCAGATGTTTGCTAAAGGCGGAGCCGCTTTCCCAGATTACAGCGGTGACGGCGAGATAACGCAAAAAGACATTCTAATGGGCCGTGGCGTTATTCCACGTACTATGCAGGAAGGCGGCATGGTTGATCCCATGATGATGCAAGCACCTGATCCCATGATGATGCAAGAACCTGCCCCTCAAGGCGGTGAAGTCGATCCTGATGTTCTGGCAGGCATGTTTGGCGAGATAGAGGGCCAGATTCAAGGCCTAGATCAAGCCGAAGACATTGAAGGCATGATGAACGCGGTCCGCGGCGATCAGCAACCGGTTGAAGCTCGACGAGCAGAACTGGCTGAACTGGTGGGTCCGGAAGATGCACAGGAAACCCCCGACAGTGTTCTAGCTTTAGTACAACCGATTATGCAACTAGCTGCTGTAGACCAAGGTATTGGTGGTTTAGCCGCCGATTCAATGGGCGATGTAGCTATGGAAGGCCCGATGGCCGAGGGCATTATGTCCACGGTTAACACCGCGCCGCCCACGGATCAAGCGATGATGGCTCCTCCTATGGACCCCGCGATGATGGGGGTAGGCAACCAGCCACCTGTAAATTTTAGATACGGGGGTGCCGTACAATATATGCAGGCCGGTGGTCCTCCGGGTGCTGACCCTGTTTCGCCTATTCAAACAGCGTTTGACCAAAGAAGAGACCTGTATCGTAGCATTATTGGCGACGATACCGCTCAAGATCAGGCGATGCTTGACGAGCGACGCGACCTTACTAAGTCTCAGATGTTGTTTGATATAGCTAATACTGCTTTGGCGTTTTCTAC